ACAGTCGTTGCAAACACACCTAAAGCAAAAGTCAGAAGCTAATGAGAAAGGAACACAAAAGTAAAAAGGGTGGACTTACTGCTGCTGGAAGAGCGTATTTTAAGCGCAAGACTGGTGCTAATCTAAAACCCCCAGTTACTGAAAAGAATCCCAAAGGGAAAAAGTTAGCTAGAAAAAAATCATTCTGTGCTAGAATGGCTGGAGTAAAAGGACCAATGAAAGATAAAAAAGGTAGACCTACCAGGAAAGCATTAGCACTAAAAAGGTGGAGATGCTAATAAATTTACTTAAAAAATTATGTCATATACACTTACATCAAAAACAAGAAGCGAAGTAGATGGTATTGTTTTTACTAGAACTAATACTAGAACTGGCACACATATTGGTAGAATAAATACTACATTTAGTGCTTCTGCTGGAACAACTTATGATCTTCAACTATTTGCTGAAAACTCATCTGCTAATAAAGTTACTGCTTTTGCGATAACTACAGATCAAGAATTAGATTTATGTGAGTTATCAGATGCTAGTGATGCTATACAATTTGACGCGCACGAAGCGTCTGGTAATGTAAATATGGTGGCTGGTACATACATATTTCCTGACTCATTTCCTTTTACTGGAGATAGCGGTCAAACAATTACTACTAGCGGAAATGATATTACAAAATTAAGAGTATCAACATCATCTACTGTTACAGTAACAATACAAGCAATAATACTTTATTCAGAATAAAAATTATGAACTTATTTCCAAGAAGCAGAACAAATTTAGTTAGGCGGGGTATCTATGCCAATAGTCAAAGAATCGGTCCAACAAGATTTCGAAAAATAGTTCCAAAACCAGTATTTCGAAAACTTACTGGTTTCGGAACTGTAAGAGAAACAGTTGGTGGTGGAAAAGCAAGTTATGCTTTTACATCGGATCTTGAAGGCTCAAAACCAATTAATATACTAAATTTACCAAAGGGAGAAGCCCGTACTGTTATGACTCCTTCTGGTCCAGTTGCTTTGCGTAATACAAGTGGTGGTTCTTCATTTGGATATACTATTCGTGCGATGCCAGGTTTGGGCGAAAGAAATAGAATAGAAAATTTTTTAGAAGAAAAAGGTAGCACTATAAAGCAAACAAGAACTGGTGCTACTTATGGGGTTAGACGAACAGTTTAATAATGCCAGTATTTCATAGAAGTCAAAGACTACAAATTTATGGTGGTCGAGTAGAAGTATCTCAGCTTTTTAACTCACGATTTGAAATAATCGTAAGATGTACAGCTAATAAAGATACAGAGGCTTGGTACAATGACAACAAGTCTCAAATTTTTGCAGATTTTGGAACTTTGTATTCTGCACAAATGTCTGTTGAGGGCATTGATCCCAGAACTGGAGAGGCGTATCCTAATATGGTTTTGGTTCAAAACAATGCGGGATATACAAGAACTGGAGACTATGTAGTTACATTTGTATATGAAACATTAACAGATACATTTGTTCAAGAAAGCCAAGAAAAAGTAGACTTTGAATTAAATGGACTACGAAGAGTTTCAAGAAATGTTATTGCTAAATCAGGTAGCACATATGGTAAAACTGTAGGAGAAAGCACAATAACCCATACTGCTCACGGATATGGAAGCACTACCCTAACATTATCTGCAGCACAAGAAGATGCTCTTGCGTCAGATGAAGGTGGGTTTGTAAGAATTAGAGAAACTTGGCTAGAATCAGGAGTTTTAAATGTCTCAAAAAGCAATTTAAGAGATGGAATTATACAAGTAGAAACAGATTTTTTAGTCGATGAAGGGGCAGTTGTAGGTCCAATAGTAAGAAGGTCAGTAAGTGATTTTTCTGGACTAAAAAAAATAAGTGTAACTTCACTTCAAAATATTGATGGAGAATCAATACTAGGTTCAAGTGCTAGTTCTACTACATCATTGGTATCTCATAATAGTCTTAATACTTTTACTTACCCAGGTGTTGTAAACTTAGTTGAAAGAAATATTAGCTCTAGGAGTTACTTTAGAAGAGACGATATTACATCTTTTGAATTTTATTTAACTCCACCCACACAATCCCTTATTGAAACAACTACCTTTGTATTTGTTCAAACTAGCTCATCAGTTACAACAGCAGATAAAACATTTAACGGAGCTTCTGCATTGTATAATCCTACTGAGTGGGCTTCAACATATTGTTCAGGAATAGATGCAAATAAAAATCCATTTAGTAAAACTGAGGCACTTCGTGGATACAGAGCATTATCTAATTTAGATGTAAATGTAGCAGAACCTCAAAGCAATTTTCGTGGTAACTTTTTAGTTAATGGAAGACCTATATTAAATGGCAATATAGCAAATATTGGTATGAAGGGTGGACCTTCTGACCCAGAAGGAAGTAGTCTTATTCTCGATGTACAAATAACACCAGCTTTTGAAACTGTAGATGGAGTAATAGGATTTAAGAAAAAAATTGTATTTGCTACAATACCTTCAAGAAGCATCAGCTATGTACCAGAGGGTGCGCTTCAAATAGACGATACCTTCTCTTCTACAAAAGGTAGATTTAGTGCTGGATATGGAACAGAATTAGTAGCAGGTACAGGAAGTTCGTCAGGTGAAGCTAATAGTACAGCCCCAGAACTTCAATTAGATTTAAATAAAGCTCCAAGCTCTAGTTCAGGATTTATTCATTCAACTATTGCTACAGTCCAGCCAGATGTTGCAAATGCATCAAATCAATCAGCTAGAGTAATAACTGCTTTTAATACAAGCACTAAAAAAGCTACACTATCTAGTGCATTGACTTCCCCTGCAAGTTACACAAGTTCTGCGGTAAATGGTTATACTTTATATGGATTTAAAAGAACAGGAAACATAAGCCAAGCAGTTAGTAGCAGTAAATATGTTTTAGACAGAACGGCACTTAAATTTGGTAGAAGTTCTGCATTTGATGATGTTTTTAATAATTTAGATTTTACTATTACAGCAGGAACAAATAGTGGAGAAACAAGAACTATATCAGATTATGATGGAGCTACTGCGGAAATTACTTTAAATTCTCCATTAACTCTAGATTCAACATCTGTTTATAGAATAGGACCTGCATAATGAGCTTAGAAAATTTTGGCATTAGTTCATTTGAGTTAGCAAGTAACGACCTTCAACAAAGGCTTAGAAGTAAAGATGTTATTGATAGTGAAAATAGGGAAATCAGCCTTGAAAGACAAAGAATTAGAAGAAGGCAAAATTCTCAAAGAAAATTTATAGAAAATAAAGAAAGACAAGCTATTGCACAATTTAATAACACTAGTGATAGAAGGGAAATTAGAAGACAGGCTCAAATAATTCAAGATAGTATAAGGAGTAGAGCAGACTTAGAAAGAGGTAGACTAGAAGAAGGTATTATATATAATAGTATTCAACACGAAGAGCCTACAGATAATAATCAAGGTGCATCAGAAAGCGCAACAAGTGGCTCAGATGTTATTAGCTCGGAGTCCTCTCCAGGCGACAGTACAGGTAGTGGTCCAGGTGGAAATGCTCCCGTAACTGTTCCAGATCAAGACGATGATGATAGTACAGAATTTTCTGAACAAACATTGGACATAGTTAACTCTGACAATACTGCTGGTCAAAAAATATTTTTAACTAAGTCCGTGTAATGCCTAATCCAATACTTAGAGTAGGTCCATTTATAAACGGTAACGTTTTTGTAGATCAGCCAAGTGATCTATCAGCACCAGGCTTTGCTCGTCCAATTAATTGTGCAAATACAACTTCTTCATCAAGATGGCCTTGGAGATACAATGAGGGGGTTCAGAAAATTCAAATCACTCATACTGGAGCTGGTCTTGAAGCGGAGGGCACTGAAGATGAAAGAAGCATTCCTACCACAGGTGGTTCAGGTACTACTGAAACTAATAATATTCTTACTGCTACTGGAAATTTTAGTAAAAGCGTAAGCCAAACATCAAATCATTTGGCAGCTGTACAAATAAGTTTTAATTTTTTTTATCAAGCTGCACAAAGTTTTCAAATAAAGGTAGATTTTACAGCATCAGCTTCGGCTAGTAGTGGCTTACCAACAGGTTCTACTTTTTTTGAAGCAACGGAAATATTTAATATGAATTTTTCTGACGGTTTGTCTGCTGCTACAGCGGCTTTTCCTAATTTAAGTGGTTCAGTAACCAGAACCCTACCTGCGGCAGTCGTACCTGCCTCATACGAGTGCATATTACAATCTTCTAGTGGAATTAGTTTTCCTGATGACTTCTCTATACCAAATTCAGGGACAGCAACAGCTACTGGGAGTTTAAATTTTGAGTTTTTATAATACTAACCATTTATGATATAATACAACGATGCAAGCACCACAACTTTTAGGAGAGCAAGAAGATCAACTTAATCCCATGTTAAGGCCAATTGACCTTGGCATTCCTTCAGACGAAAGGTCAACTCTCGGAAATATTTCAACTGACGTATCTTTAGAGGCTCCGTTTGCTAAATATGTTCAAGAAAAATTAGCAGGTCTGCAAGGCAAAACAGGTAAAATAAGTGGTTCTAAACCTGTTCAGGGACTATCTAAAATATTTGGTAAAGCAAATCCAACTGTAATTAAAAATGCAGCTAAATTTCCTAAGTTATTGAAACTTGCTAGTGTTTCCAACCCTGTTTCGGCAGGAGTAACACTTGCTGATATAGTTACATCTGAAGTTACAGGTGACCGAGGCCTATATGAAATGGCAGGCGATGCAATTGGTGGAGCTATTGGCAAAATGAAATACGGAAGTGGTGACGGATTTGGAGAAAATGACAATATGAGAGCTTTAGATGCAGAAAATAAGCGCAGGGATGCACAAGGTTTGCCTGCATTATCTGCTTCTGAAAGTGTATCTTTTCTTAACAGTATGAATAATTCAGAGGATCAAAAAGTAGATAACTTGCAGAATGCATTACAGAATCTACCAGATACACCTCAAGTTATGCCTGAGAATGAAACTGGCGTTGGTGCGCCAAGTGGTCCGCAAGAAGCTGGTCAAAGATTACTGGATGCTGTTAAGGAATTCTATCCAAATGTTCCTTCTCCTACTTTAGGTCCCGATGCACCCACTCCAGAGCAAAGGGCAATACTGGCATCGCAAGCACCTAGAATACCAGAATCTGTTACATCTTCAGATGTACCAAAAGGCTTAGGGCCTATGCAGTTCATAGACAAAGAGACTGGAGCTCCAATGGATCCAGACCTAGTCAAAAAAATACAGCAGGCTGGATTTGGTAGTGTATTATCACAGGGAGCGTTTCCTCCTGCTGCACCTGCTGCACCTGTTGCACCTACGATACTAAGCGAACAGGAGACTAAACAACGCCTTCAGGACCGCTTTGGGGCTCCTACCCTTAAACAAATACAATCACTCCCTCAGGGGCAAGCTAGAGGCACTATGGTGGATGCACAAGGACGCATGGCATCAAAAGATAGAGGTGAATTTGATGATGCAAGCGCAGAGCTGCAAGCAAGACTAGCGGATAGCTCTCGCAGACCTGGAGAAAGTCAAAGCGACAGGGACACTCGTGTTGCAAATCAGAAAGTAACTAGGGGCACTTCAGAGGAGGGTAGAAGGTACACAGATTCAGAGCTTCGCAGAGCATTTGGAGATGAAGGATTACAGGGAGCTAGAGTAAAGGATATGAATGGAATTAATCCTTTTACTAATCAACTTTACTCCGACGAAGAATTAGAGCGACAAAACTTAATTGCGGACACTGAAGCTCGAGAGCGCAGCAATGTAGACGACCCAGTTGAAAGTCCAGAGGAGAAAATAGAAAAAGCAAGAGAATTTGCAGAGCAGTTCGCTAAACGTATGAGATTTACTCCAGGCACTAAAGAATACGATGAGTACGTTAATTCGATTATAAGTTCACAATTAGGATTTGAATATATGGCTCCAGCTAAAAGATTTTCTGACGATGAAGCTGATAAAGCGTACGAAAGAGGAGAGCTTAAAGAGGACGAAAAATATTATAACGAAAATGATGAACTAGTAGCTTATGTGCCCAAGGATCCTGAAAAAACTGTCACTGAAGAAGATATTTCTAAGGAGGAAAGAAGAAAGGAATCTCAAAGAAGATTTCAAAGTTTTATTCCTAAAGAACAAAGATAAGGATGCCAAGTAGACCGTTAACCGAAGAGGAGCGTCTTGAGTCCATGGGCGTACCGTTACAAGAGGATTTAAACGTACCTGAACCTTCAATTACTGCAGGTCAAATCACAGGATCTGCTGCAACAGAAATAACTGGAAATGTTCTTGGGGAAATAATAACCCAAGTAATATCAGCAAAAGTTCCTAAGCCAGCAAAAATAGCAGTAAAGCGACTTGGTAGGTTCTTGTCTGGAGCTGGAAGCAGCGGTCTTGCGCAACAGATAGAAGGTAAAGAAGATCTAAGTTTCGGGCGTATGATTGCAGCTGGAACGGTTAACAATATGTTAACTAAGGTAAAGGCCCCTTTAATTGATCCTGTTAAGAGAGATGTAGCAAAATCTGCGTTTTTTGCTGGATCAGAGCGCTACCTTGCGGATGCTATAGATGAGCAAGAGTTCAATCCTCTTAGGTTGGATGTAGCCATAGCCGCTGCTACTGGTGGAGCTATTGGTATTCCTGTTGGTAGAGCACAATACAAGTTCTCCGATGCGGACAAAGTTGCTACTCTAATTGGAAAGAATGCAGATGAGATTGATGAAATCATAGGAAAAGGAGAGGTTGGAAAAAACGATTTAAATGCACTTCTGCAAGATGCAGTAGGTAGACCCATAACTCAAAAAGAACTAGATAGAACTTCAGAAAGAATGATTCGAGAGCGCACAGCGCAGGCACTACAAAGTAGCCAAAGACCATTGCCTAGAATGATATCTGAAGTAAAAAGTTTTATAGCTCCTACATTGGCATTGAAGGGAGTACGAAATGTTCGAGAGAACTATTTAAATTTTGCGGACAGATTACAATCGGCAGAAGCACTCTCAACCAGGCTTCAAAATGCGATAGATAAAGTTACAGTGTCTAAACCGCATTTAGCGCAGGACATAGATGACTACCTGAACGGAGCTCCTTTGTCCGAAGCATTAATGAACGAAGGTATTGCTGGAGACTTGCAGTCATTTAGATCTTTAGAAACAGAGGCTTTGACTGAATTGCATGACCTTCTTAAAAATTCTGATGAGCTTGAGTTCTTGGACAAAGAATCAAAACAAGCTGTGCTCTATAGACTTGAGCAAGTCATAAGCAGAAAGCACAGATCTTTTGATACTGCTCAATACAAAGCATTCACGAATAAGGAATTCACTCAGAATAAAGTTACTGAAGATGAAGTGCAGGAAGAAGTTTTTGATTCTCTTATTATGCAAGGTCTTGATGAAAAAAAAGCTGCATCAAAAGCAAAACAACATTTAAGTCATATAAAATCTTTATTCGTAAAAGCGAAGGACAAGGGAACAGGCCGCACTAAACAGGCTGAACTGCTTGTGTCTTTGCCTGGTCGTTTTGAAAAGGTAATAGGTGGGCATGCTCCTGGCCCGAAAGAAAGATTATTTCTTGGCGAAATAGATCAACCATTTTTATCGAATGGATTGAAGGCAAGGTTTAGAATTAGGGACAGCATAAGACACGTAGCAAATATAGAGTCCGATATAAAACTAAAACAAGGGCTAGAAGAAGCTGGATTATTAAGCAAAACTAAAACTCAAGAAAGTATTGAGTTCAGCCCCAAATACACGCAAGGCACAGATGCAGATGGCAATCAACTTTATATTCCTTACGAAGTTGGCGTAGCAATAAATAGACTGTACGAGACTGGATTTACCAGGCAGGCAGCAGACGAAGCAAGCAATACTCTTGCTCAAATTTATGGAATAGGAGTAACTGGATCGAAAGCAGCTAAAGTTATATTTAATCCACCATCCTACATGGTTAATTTTTTCAGTGGGCAAGCATCAATGCTAAGTAATGGGATTATACCTAATGTTGGCAAAACTTACCTCAAGGGTGCAAATTTAGCTTTTAAAGAAATACACTCTCTGTACAATTCTGGAGCGGCGCTCAGTAAAGGTCAAAAGAAAATAAGCGACCCAGAAATTAGGCGCAGAATATCAAATGACATGGCCGAGATGTACAAGTATGGAATCGGCAATGCTACCATAGCAGCGAACGAAGTTGCTGATGCAATTAATAATGGAAAGCTAGGAGACTTCGCTAGAGGTCTTACCGCAGGAGCTGGTAAACTTTATAGTGTTACGGACACCGCTACTAGATTTACAATCTGGAAGTTCAATCAAAAAAAACTAACTCAAATTCTTAAAAGAAAAGGCAACCCTCTAAATATAAGTAGAGATCAAATAAAAAGAATAGCAGCTGAAATAACCAACGACACCTACCAGAACTACGCTAGAACGTGGTCCCTGGGCAGGAAGTTATCCAGGGCTGGTATACTACCTCCTTTCGTTACATTTACTCTTGAGTTCGCTCGGAATACAGCGAATCAAGTCAGTTACGCAAGAAGGATGATTAATGGAGATGCTTTCGCGCAGAAGTTCGGCATCACTATAGATGATGCCTCAAGAGCCGCTCTAAGAGAAGAAGGATTTAAAAGATTAGGATATCTTGCAGGCACTATGTTCCTTGCAGCAGGAGCTGCCTCTGGAGTTGGAAGTGCTATAGGAGCTATTTCAGAAAATGCAGGTGATAGGGTTGACCCCAGGGACATGGAGAGTTTCAGATTCTTTTCGCCCAGTTACATGCGTAACCAGGACATAATTGCTACTTACAATCCAAAAACAAAATTAGGAACTTCAGCAGCAACAAGCTATCTGCTTCCGCATACAATGTTTACTGGATTGATAAAGGCCGCGTACGCAGAAATACAGAACCCTTTCACGGAAGACGATGCAGAAAAGAATGTGCAAAGTGCATTAGGTCTAGTCGTGGACAATTTTGTAGGTGAAGGTACTTTCATAGGACAGAATCTATACAGGGCTTTGGACAACAGAGACGTATACGGAAAAGTAATAACAGATAAAGAAGGAGCTGCTAAATTTGGAGCACTTCTCAAGGAGTTCGCTTTTGAAACATTCAGGCCTGGCTTTATTAACGAAGGGTCAAAATTTCTTAAAGCTTTCCAGGGTCTAGGAGATTACTCAATGCTGGAAATTGGTATGCGGCAAGTTGGAGCTAGGTTAACCAAGGTTGACTTCAATCAAATGGCAAAATTCAGAGTGCAAGAGTTCGTGCAGGGGTACTCGAATGCCAGGGGACGATACACTACTGACGCAAAGTACAAGTCCGATCAACTAAGTGAAAATGAATTGGAGCAATCCTACAGAAGAGCAGTAAAGCAAGCCGAGGCATCCTACAATAGGATTTCGGAATCGTTTGATCGTCTGAAGGCTTTTGGTTACACCGAAGAAGAAAGAATTAACGTACTGCGTGAAGCTGGAGTGCGTAGTACGGACGTATTCCGCATTGTTAGCGGTATGGACTTTCAACCATTCCAACGTGGAGTGCAAAAGACAACAGGAGAGCAGTACTCAGAAATAGCTGAAGGTAAGAGCAGGGCCGAAACCCTTGCAGAGATCCGTGAATTACGCAGAGGAGACGCTAAGAGTCGTTTCTTGGCTGAATCCCTAGAAAGAGAGCATAATCGCCGTATAAACGACGAGAAGCGCGGTAGAACGCCTCAGGACAAGCTTCTAATGAACATGAGCATACTAGAACGTGTACGCGTCCTGAGGGACATAGGAGCGCACAGAAACAGTGCAATGTTCTACGAGTTCAAACGCAAGGGCGTTATAAACAAAGAAGTAGCCAAACTTCTTCGCTCCTTATAAAAAACCCCCACCGACAAAAGTCGATGGAGGCTGGTGAGGGATGAACAAGGCGAATAAGACCTGTCCAAGGTTACCCTTTGGACTTACCTCACTCTAGGGGTATTATTCTATGACTAATATTAATGAGCAATTATAATTATGCAAAATTATTCTTGCCATCTTTATTTAAAAGAGCCTTAGCATGACTTGTCAACTCAAAGCGCATACTTTTTTCTTTTTTATCTACTAATTCTTTAGCGTAGTCGCTTAATTCTATTTTATCATAAGTGTGCGCTTGCTTAACTTCATTCATTATTACTTTTTCGAAGTATCTTACGCAACTTTTTAATGTTTCTGCTTTCATTTTAATAGCTCCAATCTAAGTCTCCATATAATTCGTACGGTTGTTCTAGCCACTCTTTGTCCCATATTGCATTCTCAGCAACCTTCCAAGTTGGCTTCTTTTTTATTGCTTCTTCAGAGGATAGGGATTCGGGAATCCACTTCAGCCTGTTGTTTGGATATATTGCAATTTGGCCGTTGTGCATGCGCACTACGTTCATTTCTTTGTGCTCGTCAAGAAGTTCAGCATCTCCTACATCGATGTACCCCAGGGCTTGTTTTTCGGGCAAGCAATCTATCGTGAACCAATAGTTTCCCTGCACCATTTCATCCCCCATGTTCACTAGCATAGGAACGTCGGCGAGTTGTGCTTTTTGAAATAACTCCAGGTCACTGCTAAGGCACTCCCACATTTGAATGTCAACCAGATCATAGGGTTCATCCCCCTCCTCTGGTTTCTTCCAGTACAAACAATCTGGGCGCACTTTGTCGTAACAAGCACAGCAATCGTCCACCCAAACCTGAAAGCAAAAAGGTCTACCCCGAAGGGCTCTGACCGATACTAGCCAGGCTTCTTTGAAACTATGCGGAGAACCTCCCCACATATCTTCCCTGATGTAGACCCTGGCTTTTGGTAGATTAATATTTCTAGGCATCGTAAAAAAAAGCGAGGAGGAAGCCCCCCTCGCTCAGAGATTAATATTTTAGAACGGAGAGGACTCGTCTTTCGGCGAATTGTCCTCGTCTTTCTTTGCGACTTTCCACTTTATGTATTTACCTGCTTTGTCGCTTTCGTTAAACCAACCTGACATGCGGTACTCAACGCCTTCTACGTTAAGTGTACCTGTCATATCTGGTTGTGATTCCTTCTTTTTGTAGGTGTTTTTGAAGGATGCACCTGTGTTTGTATTATCGTATTGCATATTTGTTGTGGGTTAGAAAAGATCTTTTGATTTTTTTGAACTATCATTAGCATAATTTTTGTAGCCTGGATCTTTTGGGCGGTCCATACCGTGTTTGTTTGTGGCATCTGGATCCTTAGTATCATCAATGGCAAACAAACCATTCAATGCGTACTTGCGAGCATAGCTACTAGCACTACCAGTAATCTGCGCATCGTCCATACCTTTCTTTGATTCGGACTCTCTGGCATATGCGCTTACGCTTAGTGATTTATCCGTCTCGGTGTCACTTAATACAGCAGTTGCTTTCACATACAACCTGTTGCCAACTTCTATTACATCATCTGTAATGGTAAGGACACAACCCCACTCAGATAGAAGTGGTTTTACTGCAGTTAGTATATCTTCACAGGAGCGATATTTGTACCCTCCGAACTTATTAGTTTGCCCCTTTGGAGCTTTCAAGGAAACTTGTATTCCTTGCAATCTTTGCTTTATGTTATGACTCATATTTATTTTCGGTTATTTTCTTTCTGAAAAGTTTTGTTCTTTCCTTGCTGTTAAGATCTTTAATATCTGATTTCTTAAAACCAAGGTCAAGTAAAATTTTTTCTTGTATTTGCATTTTTTTTACCGAGAATTTTTTACTAAGTTGTGTAGCTCCGTAAGGATGCAACAGGTCCAAGTCTTCTTTTTCCAGATAATCCGCCATGTTGCGCAAAACTTGAGGTAATTCTATTGCGCTACTTTTCTGTACGTATCGCTTCCAGGCGTTCTCTATTTTTCCGAGCAGTACGTTGCTTTGCCTGTGCAGGACTCCTCTTATTTTTCCTGTAGCGTGCGAGTGATCAACTACGCAATCTTCCATGTCAGCTCGACTAATAGGGCACTTGTTCGTGCTGTTAGCATTTCTCCAATCCCTTAAATCGCTCTGCTTTATGTATTGCATTATATGCCAATGTCATCAAGAGAATCTGGCAGAACCTCTTCGTCGATCCTATCCTTTGTTTCGTACAGGCACATGGCATTCCAAATAACTGCAGCTAAATGATCTTCTTCTTGATCTCCGTCCATGAAGTCCCACAGATGCCTGTAAATACTATCTATGTACCTGGATAAGGGTATACCCTTTTTCCAATTGTCCTTACCGTACTTCTCTGCTCCGTCCTCGAACCTCCTTGCGGCGGCCCTGAGAGCAGACATCGGCATCTGGCTAGGCAATCCCTTATTTTGCATTGCATCACGCACAGCTCCAGTGTCGAAGTGCGACATTTTGCCAGAACTAGGAAGTGACATTTTCTGCTTCCTCTTCAAGAATTAAATCTTTCAACCTGCGCTTTTCGTTGGAGAGAGCTTTACGTTGTTCTAGCATGCGCTCTATCTTGTAAGTAAGCACGCGACTTTCGGCACGTATCATATCTATCCTGGTTTGTATTCTTTCTTTGTCGTTTTCTATCATAATTATTCCCTTTCTTCGGCGTTAGATAAGAGTCTATGCTGAAGCATGTCAATTTTTTTCTTCAGGTTCTCTATATCTTTATTCAGTATCTCGTTTTGTTTAGTAAGAGCTTCGCATGACTTGGTCATGGCTTCTAGACCTCTACTAAGAACTTCTTCTGAGTTAATACTGTATATGGATTTAACTTTATTTTCTGGCATTTGTTATAGTATATTTTGTTGTACTTTTTCCCAGTACTTCTTCGTTGATTGTTTTTTATATCCGTTGGGCCCACCATTGTGCACCCTGGCAAAATCTTCTAAAGTTGGCTGTCTTCCCAGGCGCTCTGCAGTGCAGTAGTGCAATGAATAAATTAAAAACATATCTATTGCGTGATCCCTGTTGAAGGCATCTTCATGCGTGTATAAATCTTCTTTAAGTATCCTGTTTACATCTTGAACATAAGCAGAATGAATTTGCAAGCATCCATAAGCCTTTCCGTTGTCCCCGATAGCCGCGTCATCGCCGCCGCTTTCGATAGTAATAAGTACTAGCGCTAATTGTATTATTGTAATCATTATCTGAATCTCCCTATGTAATTTTTGAACATGAACTTTCCGTACTGGTCGCGTTCACCCTCGCGTTGTTTTGCTATGTTGTATTTTATTGATATGTAAGAACCATGCTGTGCATCGTGCACCCTAGCCGCATTTGTATCTTCGCCGTTGGGCCATAGCAACAAAATAATATCTGCATCATTCTCAATGTCTCCGCTGTCTTTTAAATCATGCAAAGTCAATCCAGTTTCTCTCTTTGCTCCTTCACGATTTACTTGTGCCAGCAAAATCACTGGCAAGTCAAGCTCCATTGCCATAAGTTTTATCTGATGACTAATCTCTGCTATTGCATCGTGCTTCTTCATACGACTGTCCCATGGGACTAACTGCAAGTAATCAATAACAATCCATTCTATGAAATGCTTGCGCTTGTGCATGCGAGCTTTTGATCTTAGCTCCTCTACATTGCGCACGTAGTGCTCCGTGTATATGTTGGATGCCTGCACTTTTTCTGTAGCCTCCCATACGCGCTTTTGACTTTCAGGAGGAAGCACTCCGTCCCTGAAGCGGTCCAGATTCACAGCAGAGCAAGTCTGTATCATTCTCTTTGCCAGGGACTTAGATTGCATCTCAAACGAGAAGTACAACCCTGGTTTACTGTGCGATACTCCGTTCTGCAGAGCAATGTTCAAAGCTATGCAGGTTTTACCGCAGGAAGTCGGCGCGGCAACTACCATTACTTCTCCATTAGATATGCCACCTGCGCTTAACTTTTCATCTAGTTGCTGTATGTAAGTTGGCATTGAATTAGTAACGTAAGTTCCGTCCTGCATCTTTTTGAAATCTTCAACTAGCAATTCGGTAGCGCTTGATATACTGCTATCTTGATCTGCTCCGTTGTG